AGTCGGTTAGCATTCTATAATCTTGAATGTAAGTTTGAATATTCTGTAACAAAGCTGGAGTTGGTTCGGCTAAATTACCAGCCGTATCTAATCCTAAAACATACATGCTAATTAGCAATGGATTTTGTTGAGAAGTATCACCATTTACGTAATTGGAAAAAGTCTGATCATTTTTACTTACATAAGCTTTAGAAACTTTACCGTACATTGGAGGCATACATAAAACTCTAGCTAAATAATCTTGTTGAGTTACAGCTCTTAATTGAGTAGGGAATTCAGCCAAAGTATTCATTCTTAATTCTTCTGTAGTATCTGCGTCTCCACCTCCAACAGAAGAACTTACATTATTTGTTACTAATGTATTAGAATATCCTGAATTTGGACTTCCTACTGAATTAGAAGAAACTATTTTAGTTAATTCTCCTATGCCCACATTAGTACTAGCACCGCCACCGGCTAAATAACTAAATGTAATAGTTGTATTAGATGGAGCTAATCCATAAGTTTGTGTAGTAACAAAATTAGTTGGATCCCAAGAACTAGATAAGTAACTTAATCCTCCTCCAGTAAATCCTACACTAATGTTATTAGGATTAGGAAGTACAGCAGTGTCTGCAACTGAATTAATTCCTGGACCAAATTCTATTTGTAAAGTATTGTTTGAAGTAACTCTTGATACAAATCTTCTTGGAACAGTTTTCTTTTGAATTATGTAAGGTACTTGATTTTGATATTGATTTAGAGTAGGATAGTTAGCCGCAGTATTTGCAACTGGCGTTAATATATAGTCTTGAGCAAGATAAGGAACTTCGTACCAATTATTACCATTAGAATCTACTGCGCTTACTATAGAAATAATATTAGCATCGTTTATACTAACTGTAGAAAATCTATTTGGAGCAGAGAACGAAAAACTCTTATTTTTTACTTGACCAGATATTGCTGTAACGGATTTTTGTAAAAGATAAGAAGTAGGAACTGAAGATCCATTTACTTGATATACTGTTACTGTTGTAGGATCAGTAGAAGAAGATACAGTAAAGTTTATTTTATCTCCTACATAGTAGTATGCATTACTATTAACGTTAGATTGTACTTGCATACCAGGTTGAATTACTAGAGCGTAACTAAAATCTGGTTGAGGTTGTCCTCCTACTGTTATAGCTGGAATTTGTTGATACACATTTAAATCTACTATGCCGGCTGAGGTTACTTTTGGTCTGTAACCAAGCATATACGCCATAGTATATAAATTGTTAGGTTGTTTTGCGTATTGTAAAAAAGTCTCTTGAATTTGATTATCTAAATAAAAAGAAAGAACGTCTCCAACATAAGCCGCCATTTCTATAAACATAGTACCTGGAGAAGCCTGACTAAAATCATTGTACACAGTAGGATAATAAGACTGCGCATAATTTATTAAGTCTATTTTTAAAGAAGAGAAGTTTTTATTTACGTATGATATATTTGCTTGATTAGGCATTTTAATTCTGTATGTTTATTGTGGCTGTATCTTGTTGATTTGTTCCAAGTATAACGTAACTTAATCCTATAGTAATAGAATTATAATCAGGCTGAGGAGTCAATGATAAATCTGTAACTGAAATATTAGGAAAATAAGCTTCAATTTTATTAGAAATAGAAAGTCTTAAAGATTCTAAAGAATCAGTAGCAATAGGGTCAAAAAGCATCTTTCTTAATCCTGCTCCGAAATAAGGATTGAAAGGTCTTTCTCCTGGATCGGTTAACAAAAAATTGATTATATTATATTTGGTCTGTTCTGCAGTAGTATACACTGGACTAAATACATTAGGCGCAGAAAAAGGAATCTTAACTCCTAGTGAAGTTGAAGGTTTAAAATCTAAAGCCGGTATTTTTGTTAGTCCGTAAGCCATATTACATTACTCCTTTTGCCATCATTTTTTGCATCAACTGTGTAAAATCAGGAACCGCATTTACTTGAACCATTTCTACTGCTGAACTAGGTCTTGAGCTAGCCAACATATCATTTACGTCTCCTACTGGAGCTTCTATATTTTGCATAAAACTCATTCCATCCATATCCACATCAGCTGTTGCAAATGCACCAACATCTTCGTTTAACATTCCAACTGCAGTTTCATTAAGTAACTGACTCATAGGATCTTTACCTGCAAAAGGTTTCTGAGCTTGTTGAAATTGTTGAGCTGGATTGTAAGGTCTAGTATTTAAAGTTCCCGGTATAGTAGGTTTCTTTGGTGCAGGTTTAGCGGCTTCTTGTATTGGACTTAAGCCTTTTTTCTTAGCGGATTCTAATAATCTATTTTGTTTTGCCATGGCTTCCATGATCAAAATAGGCATTTCTTCCCTAATTGCATTTTTAACCTCTTCTCTTATGAGGATACGTAATTTCGCTAAAGCGCTTTGTTTTTTTACTGCCATATTGTATAAATATCAATTTGTTTAAAATTATCTTTGATTTGCCGCGGCAAGATTTTTTTGTAATTGGGTACTAGAAGCAGCCATACTTGCTCTCATTCTTGCTCTTAAGTCTTTACCGCCTTTTTTATTGTTCATAAAGGCATTTAATCCCAATCCAGAGTTTTCGTCATGATTATTTGCAGAATCTGAATTATCTGGGAAATTAGTAGAAAAGTTTGAATTTATATTATTGTCTTCTAGATACGATAAAGATTCTTCAATAGTGTTTTGTTGAGAAAGAGATAACGCAGACGCTTGTGTATTAACTAAATTATTAGATTCTAATAATAATTTTACATCTGATATTATAATACTATCTAATGTGGCAAATGTAGGGGTACTTTTTACCACTTCCACTCCATTTGAATCTATAGCCACTCCATATCTTCTAGGAATTCCTGCAGAACCTTTTACTATTTCTTCGGTGATTATTTGAATAGTAAATCCTCCATAAGTCAAATTATTATTGCTTTTTTTCTTTTCACTATTTTGTACAAAATTATCTAATTGAGCAAAAGTATCATTTAATGTACTTTGAGTATCTTTTAATTTATCTACTAAATCTTGAGGAGCACTTGAACAAGATTTTAAGTTGGTAATTAAAATAGTTAGTGCATTATTAATTTTTTGTATATCTGAAGATATATGAGAAATTGTACTTATAATTTTCTTTATGAAAGAATTAATTGCATTAATATCATCAGTAATACGATCTACAAATTTTTGCATTTTAGCTAACGTATCAGCAAAAGTAACGTTAATACCTACCACAGTAAATTGGTTAGGTATAGGTAATTTCTTTAAAAATTCAATTATAGTAGTTAAAATTTTCATTATAACGACTCCAATTCTAACATACACTTGAATTTGTCTAATAGTTTTTAATAAACTTTGACAATATTTTTGTATTGCGGTACATTGATTCTGTAAATTTTCTAAAAATGGAACAAGTTTTTGTAAATCTTCACCTATTATACTGTTTAATTTATTTATATAATCTTGAATTTGTTTATTTACAAAAGTAGAAGCAGCAGCTAAAGCCGCACCAACAAATGCTCCAGATGGATTATAAATGTCTAGAGATAAAACAGTTCCACATATTCTATTAATATTATTTAAAAAATCTGTTATTTTTTTATAATCTTTATATACTCTTCCTTGAAATCTTTGCGCTCCTGAAATTCCACCCGCTGCATTAGGATCTATTTGTGCCGCTAAATTTTCAACATTTCCTTGCGTTTGTACATAAGATTGTAAAAAAGTTAAAGCAACATCCAAAAAATTTGAAGCTATTATTAATTTATAAAAATTCTGTTGTAAAATAGGATCTGCTAAAGATCCTGTTTTTTTAGGATTCAATAAATCAGTTAATTCATTAACTAGTTCTCCTAATAATATCGTAAGATCTTTAATATTTACTCTTTCGCCATTTGCTGCATTAAATGAATCTATTTTTTTCTTTATAGAATAAGCTCTAGATTGTAATAACCAAGCTTTTATAGTTAAAGGACCAGCTTCTGGTGTTGTTGGAGGATTATTTGGAGGATTAACTGGATCAAATACATATCCTGATTTGTTCATTAAAATTTCAAAACTATAAGATAATACTTGACATACATCAACACCTGCTATAGCATCTATGGATCCTATTACTCCAATATCAGCCAATCTTTCAGCGGGAGATTTTTCTTTTAATTGTTGTTGAGTGTATTGTCTTGTGCCGTTAAATATTTTTTCTATTTGTCTATCTAGATCAGACACAGTGTGACTTGATGTGGATATGGCTTTTTCAAAGAAACTAAGAGCTGACATTTTATGAATTTTTTGATATGAAAACTTTAGTTGATTTGATTGAATTTTTTATTGCATCTGATAGATCTGTTAATGTAGCCGAAGCTCCATAAGCTGAATCTGCCATACCTCTTAATGTACTTAAATCAGAATATTCTACAAGAGAAGCATCGTCTAAAAATCCTTGAAGAGTATCTAATACTTGACCTAATAAAGAAGCAAGTGTATCTCCTAAAACTGCTGATTCTCCTAAAGTATCAGCGTGTTTATCTCCTAAATTAATTATTGGAGAACTAATAATAACTTTATTAGTAGCATCTAAATTAACTGTATTTTGACTAGATAAACTCACTGCTTGATTTCCAAAAACAAATACGGCATCTTTATCTGCTAATAGAGTAACTCTTTCAGAAGTAATTATAGCTTGATTGCCAAGATAGGGAAAAGTTGGTATATATGCTGAAGCCATTATCCTTGTTGAGAATTATTTGTTTTTAAATTTTGTAAAGCTTTAGAATCTTGAGAAGCTGCATCTTTAGTTTCATTAGAAGTAATTGTCGTATAATTTGAAATTACGTTTTGTTGTTGTACAACTAATTTTACTTTTTCAAAAGAGTCAAGCGGGTATTCTCCAGTTAATAAAGAATCTATTATAATTTTTTGGCCTGAGGTTAAATATATAGAAGAATGATCTGAATTTATATCTTCTACTGTAGGCGCAAATGGATTACTAGGATCAGATATATCGCCTTGACCATTTCTTATAATAAGTATAGGATCTCCATTTTTTCCAGAATCTGACCAATGATTTTGTCCTTTCATTGCTGGAGTAGTAGAACCAAATCTTATAGAA